TCACAGCACTGGTTCGTAATTGTGTAAACATGTTTGGTAGTCTAGGTATTGGTCTAGTCGCAACCAATCACACATACGCAAGCCAAGACATGTTTGATCCAGACGACAAGATCAGTGGCGGTCAAGGTTTTATCTACGCCAGTTCAATCGTGGTTGCCATGCGTAAATTGAAACTGAAACTCGATGCTGATGGCAACAAGACCACAACTGTGCAAGGTATTCGTGCTGCTTGTAAGATCATGAAAACTCGTTATGCAAAGCCGTTTGAAAGTGTGCAGGTCGAGATTCCTTATGAAACAGGTATGAGTCCATATAGTGGATTAGTCGACCTGTTCGAAGCCAAAGGCATGCTCAAGAAAGAAGGTAACAGCCTTGTCTACACTACCAAAGACGGCGAGATCATCAAGCAGTTCCGCAAGGCTTGGGAACGTAATGAGAAAGACGGCCTAGACATTGCCATGGAAGATATTTCCAAACATGGTGAAATTTCCACATCTGAGATAACTACTACAGTTGAACCAGACTTGGAGGAAGCACAATGAAAGAAGATTTAATCGCTGACCTGTGGCACGTGGTAATTGGACATATTCCTGAAAAACAAAGACCGGATGTGGCCACTGATTTTGTAAACACATTGCTTGACTACGGTATCAAAGAAAGTGTGTTAGACAGTTTGCAAGGAGTAGATCCTTTTCTTGACGAAGCTATCACATACGCCATCGACGGTGAAGAGATCGAAGAAGATGTAGACAGCTACGACGAAGAGGAATAAATGAATTGGTACGACAAGGTTAGTAAAGATATAAGCAACATTCCAGATGCTGCGGCCTATTATGAAGCTGAGTTAATCGAAGCAAAACAAGATGTCCGCATAGCGGGTAACATCGAGAAGGCAAGTTCGCAGATGCCCGGCATTGTGGAAGAACGCTTTAATCAACTTCAAGAAATTGAAGGTATCCTTGAATACTTAAATATTGAACTTCGTAGACTTCGCAGTCAACATTTTCGCAAGTATCTCGAAAATTATCAACGAGCTTTATCTTCAAGGGACTGTGAAAAGTTCGTTGAAGGTGAAGCTGACGTTGTAGACTTTGAAAAAATTATCAACGATTTCGCTCTTCTACGCAACAAATGGCTGGGCATTATCAAAGCACTTGACCAAAAACAATGGCATCTCAGCAACATTGTTAAACTACGAGTATCTGGACTAGAAGACGCCAGTCTTTAAATACTAGATAATATACGCAGATAAATATCTGCATGAAAATCGTTTTAATTACTGGTGGATTTGATCCCCTACATTCCGGGCACATTGCCTACTTCAAAGCTGCAAAAACTCTAGGAGACATGTTAATTGTTGGATTAAATTCTGACGATTGGCTTGTCCGTAAAAAAGGCGCGGCCTTTATGCCGTGGAACGAACGACTGTGCATCATCAATAATCTATCGATGGTTGACGAAGTTTATACCTTTAATGACGATGACGGATCAGCAAAACATTTTATTCAACAAGTGCGAGCACATTATCCCGATGCCAAACTGATATTTGCCAATGGCGGCGATAGGACCAAAGATAACATTCCAGAGATGGATGTTGTAGATTCCAATTTGTCATTTGTATTTGGTGTGGGCGGCGAAAATAAAATGAATTCTAGTTCGTGGATTCTTCAAGAATGGAAGGCTCCTAAGACCGGTAGGGCCTGGGGATACTATCGTGTCTTGCATGAACAAGGTCAAGAAGTCAAAGTCAAAGAACTTACGGTATTACCTAAAACCTGTCTCAGCATGCAACGCCATCAAAATCGAGCAGAACATTGGTTCGTGTCTGAAGGCATCGCTACAGTCTATACTGTTGACCAATCTACAGACATGGATCTGCTAGGTGAATTTACTCGATTTCAACATATACACATCAACAAGCATCAATGGCATAAGTTATGCAACGAAACCGATCAGCCTCTGAAAGTTGTAGAAATACAATACGGAGATCAGTGCATAGAAGAGGATATAGAAAGAAAATGATTCCAATTTTTATTGGGTATGATCCCCGAGAAGCCATAGCATACCATGTGTGTTCAAACAGTATTATTAGACATTCTAGTCATCCAGTGAGTATTAACCCGTTGGCATTGAACATATTAAAAGACTACGAAGAAAAACACACCGACGGTAGTAATCATTTTATCTACAGTCGCTTCCTTGTTCCACACTTAATGCAATATAAAGGTTGGGCAATATTCATGGACGGCGATATGTTATTGCGTGACGACATTGAAAAACTATGGGCATTAAGAGATAATTCAAAAGCAGTTATGGTTGTTAAACACGACTACAAAACTAAAATGTCTGAAAAGTATCTTGGTGCCAAGAACGAAGACTATCCTTGTAAAAATTGGTCTAGTGTGATACTTTGGAACTGTGGGCACCCTGCCAATGCTGTGGTTACTCCGGAGTTTATACAAAATGCCACTGGAGCACAGGTACATAGATTTACATGGCTTACTGACGACTTAGTCGGCGAACTTCCAGTAGAATGGAACTGGCTGGATATTGAATACGAGTGGAACCCTCAAGCAAAATTAGTTCACTATACCCTAGGAACACCTTGCTTCCATGAATTTTCAGACCAGGGTGATTTCTCCAACGAATGGCATAGAGAAAAAATTTACGTAGATTATTGTCTACAGCACGGTCTATGATCTTTTTAAGCAAAGACGGCAAAGATCCATATATTAACATGTTTGCACAGGGGTGCAACACTAGAACAACTTCAACTGAAGATTTTAATTACAACGACAGTATTGATCCTATTGTATTAAGAGGTATACTTAAGAAAAAGTGGATACACCAATGTTGGGAAGATAGTCGTGATTTCTATTATATAGACACGGGATATTTTGGCAATGAGAGAACTGATTCAAATCCCAATGGTTGGAAAAATTGGCATCGTATAGTAAAGAACAATCTACAACATGGCGAGATCGTGCCAAGAAAAGATGATAGATTTAAACATTTTAATAAAAAGTTTCAGCCCTGGAAGAAAGATGGAAGAAAGATACTAGTAGCGAAACCAGATGAAAAACCCATGCGATTCTATGACTACAATCTAGATATTTGGTTAGAACATACAGTAAATGAAATAAAAAAATACACAGATAGACCTGTGGTAGTTAGAGAGCGGGCACCTAAAAGATTAGATAGAACAGTTAACGATACACTAGAACAGGCCCTCAATGATGATGTATTTGCATTAGTTACATTCAACAGTGTAGCAGCTACAGAAGCTGTATTCCTTGGAATACCTGCATTTACTCTAGCACCGGCTAATGCAGCTAGTCCTGTTAGTTTGCAGGATCTATCTAAAATAAACGAACCTTACTATCCCGACCAAGATAAATTATATGCGTGGGCCTGTCATTTGTCATACGGGCAGTTTCATAATTCAGAATTGAGAAACGGCAAAGCCATGGAGATGTTATTAACATTATGAAAGAACTATCTTTAGAAGAATCTCTGGTCGTAGGGTCGAATCATTTTTGTACTACGGATATGTCCAACATTGATAACCCTATGGTTGTTCGTGGGGTAACAAGCAAAAGCGAAATAGTAGAGTGCAAAAAGACGAACAGAGATTTTTATTACATAGATACTGGTTATGTAGGTAATTTTCCAAGTGTAGGAAACAAGTCAGGTAAAAAATGGTGGCACCGAATTGTAAAAAATGATCTACAACATATTACCCCTCAATCAGTTCCCGCCGATCGATGGATCAATCTTCTTAACCAAGATCCTAGATTGAGTTGGAAAGGCTGGAAACCTTTTAATAAAAAGATATTATTGGTATTGCCGAATCCCAAAGCCTGTAGATATTTTGATATTGATTGTGATACATGGATTAAAGAAACTACTGAAAAAATAAAAACATATTCTAATTTGCCGATTGAAATCAGGGCGAAAGGATCAAGAAGTGAAAGGGGACATGGATATTCAATTTACGACGCATTTAATTCTGGAGTTTACGCCACGGTGTCATTCAACAGCATAGCATCATTGGAAAGTGTGCTATACGGCATCCCGGCATTTGTTTCGGTGCCTTGCGCAGCCAGCACTCTGGCATCTACCGATCTATCCACACTCGGAAATCCATTCAAACCTTCGACAGAAAATATAACCGAAATGTGTAAGACCTTGGCGTATGGCCAGTTCACCCAAGAAGAAATTACCAACGGTACAGCCTGGAAAATATTAAATCAATGAAATTACTAGTAAACGACAAAGAACTTGCACACTATCTTATCAGTCTGATAGATTTAAAAGATCATTGCGCACACATTGAGTTAGATGAGCGTAAAACTGCAGAAGCTATACACTTTATCATCGAAAAAAGAGATCATCATAAATTTGATATTGAAAAATTCCGTGATAAGTTTAAAGAAAAACTATGGCGGGGAGTCTCTGCGGATGCTATAGAATGGCGCAGTAAAGTCAACACAGTTTTAGAAAATTACAGAAAAAATTATTTCGGCCAAATACACAAAAAGGCTGAATACGTGATAGAAAAATTAGGTGCTGAAAATATCATTGACGCCTATATGAATAGTGATCAACAATATTTTATCAAAACCGTTGGACTACAAATTGATCCCACAGCAACTATGATTCGTCGCAGAGATTTCTTGAACAGCGCAGAAGACTGTCTATTACGAAACACAGTAGGCAATGAAAATATCATTGTAGATAAAATTGATAATCATCTTCCGTTCTGGTTCATAGATAGCGGGTATACTAATTTTGTTGAATCTAATAAAAAATGGCATAGGCTTACAAGAAATCACCTGCATTTTAATAATCAATTTGTTGCACCTGCAGATAGATTGAAAAATTTCACAGAATTTCCTAGACCTTGGCGTAACACTGGCAAAAAAATATTAGTGGTAGAGCCCGGCGAGTTTGCAGCCAGCATCATGCATGTAGATGTGGAATCTTGGACCAAACAAATCGTCGATGAACTGAAAAAACACACAGATAGACCTATAGAAATTAGATCTAAAACTAATAAGAAAACACGCACTAGTCTTTATCAAACACTGCTAGATGGAGACTACTATTGCACGGTTAGTATCAATTCAAACAGTGCTGTGGAATCTATCTGGGCAGGCATTCCTGCTATCACTCTTGACAAACATGTTAGTAACTCTGTTACTAGAAATAATCTAGCACAGATCAATGATTTATATTATGGCCCGCTTGGCGATTGGCTAGCATGGCTTAGTTATTGTCAGTTTACCTACAATGAACTCATGGACGGAACTGCATACAATATAGTAAAGGAATATCACAGTGTCTAACATCACCGCTGTGGCCTATTATGGTGGAATCCCGCCTACAAACAAGAATCCAGAAAAACCTTTGATCTTGGATAATTTTTTGCAGGGAGTGAAATCGTCCGGGGATCATGCCATTGCACACACTGGGATGAATGCTGTGCCTTGTGATGTAGCATTGATACAGGGGTTTGTTCACGAACATGGTAAATCGGCTCCTCATCTTCAATTGAGACAAGATGCCGTTGCATTGCAGAAAGAAAACAATCGGAGAAGTTTAATCGTAGACAGCAATTTGTTTTTATATGCTGATCCGAATAATACCAAAACCTATCTGAGATACAGTTTTGATGGAGTTTTTCCTACTACTGGATTTTACTTTGATCGAGATATCGATCCTGGACGTTGGCAAAAAATTAGTCACGATTTACGCATAAGTTTGCAGCCTTGGAGAACACAGGGAGAGCACATATTGATTTGCCTACAGCGACACGGTGGGTGGAGCATGGGTGGGCTAGATGTTCAGACATGGTTAGATCAAACTATTGCACAAATTAGACAGCATAGTAGAAAACGTCAGATTGTTGTTCGAACACACCCCGGAGATAAAAAAATTAAATCAATTTTAAAAATTTACGGCAAAGGTGTACGATTAAGTGTTAATGAAAGATTAGTCGACGATTTAAGAGGTGCATGGGCCACAGTAGTATACAACAGTAGTCCAAGCGTGGCTAGTATTATTGAAGGAGTTCCGGCATTTCTTACAGATCATAATCCACAGCGTAGTCAAAGTTACCAAGTAGCGAATACAGATTTAAGTCGATTAGAAAATCCCGAGATGCCCGAGAGAAAATCATGGATTGAACAGATATCTATGTGCCATTGGAATTTTAATGAACTTCGATCCGGAGAAGCTTGGCAATTTTTCAAACAGTATCTCTAACGCCAATACGCTTCTGTTCTTTGAACTTTTAGATCTTCAGGTTTACTACGACCTAATTTCTTTCTACCACCCTTGAGGTGATCCAGCCATGCGCCCCATTGGCTATTAATTAATGGGTGTCCTTCGCCCGACGTCATTCCTGGTGCTGGACGTAGGTCATGCAAGTGTGCTGCCCAATCTAGTTGTCGCATCTGCGGAAATTTTACTCGTACCGCATCAAACACAAAACTGTCATGCCACTCAGCTAACTGAAAAATTCCTTGTTCGGCTTGATCATAGACTCTTTGAAATTCTTTGAGAAAAAGTTGAATGTTAGGCGATCGTAGATTCATTGCATACAAACCACACTCTGAATATTTGCCCCTTCGACCCAGATAGCACAGCTCACTATCAGTGGGAATCATCTTGTATAGATCGGTCATGGTGATAGGACTGTGGCAAATAGTATCTGCATCCATCCATATTAAAATATCCGCATCTGTTTCTTTGACACAATCAAATATGGCATAAACTTTATGTGCAAATCTCACAGCATGCCATTTGAATCCTTTGCCTGAATCTTTTCTTAGAGATCTCACAGGATCCGCCGACACATCGCCGTTGGCCTTAGGCACATCTTTCCATGTGTTTTTAAAAGTCATTAGTTCTGCAACTTCTTCTAGACGTTTCAGTGTGACACGACTGTGATCACGGATCGCAGGGTTGCACTTTTCGGGATATAAATGAAGTATGACCTCAGTAGGCCAGTTCTCGCAGAAGGTGTTGATCATACGCTGTGCATATTTGTTAAGTCCGTCTTCGTGAAAGGTTGTTACTACTGCTATTTTCATTGTTGTTTTTCCCATACGTGAAATGCTCCTTGGAGACTGGTGCATCGCCACCCTGAATCGTATAACGGCGTTGATAGATCCCTAGGCAAAGCGTCGCCGCCTTCAATGAATATCAACGAATTATTTTTCTTCCAAAATGTTTGCAGACTTTCTAATTTAGAGATGTGTTTGATGTCAAAAAATACTGCCCTGACATTTACAATGCTATCTAATCTGTCAATGCTTTGTCTATAAATGAGATTTTTTGCTTTTAGTTCTGTGTTGTCTTCGTTCACAACAAAAATTGTTGAATATAAGTCTAACAGTTGTTCTAATTGACCAAATGCGGCACCAATTACCAACGCATTGTCTGCGTTTTTTGACAATTTACTCAGTCTTTTTTTAATCTTATTCATGATCTATAAATATATGGCAGTATTAACTACGTAGATTATTTATCAACATTATGCGCTTCAAATTATATCGAGAATACGGTGCGTTAAACAGTCCTCCTGTGTTTGACGCTCTAGAACAAGGTTTAAAACAACTAGGGCATACCATTGTGCATGACAACGAAGACGTGTCTGTGATTTGGTCTGTGCTATGGGCCGGTAGAATGCGTTCAAATAAAACAATCTACGAACAGTGTCGACAATCAGGCAAATCTGTGATGATCATAGAAGTAGGAAATCTGAAAAGAGGCGAAACTTGGCGCATCAGTCTCGACCATATCAACAATCTTGGCAGATTCGGCAACGATATCAATCTCGATCCAACTAGACCTGAAAAATTAGGTGTTAAATTGCAGCCAATTGCCACCACACGTCGTGGCGAAATATTAATAGCCTGCCAACATCAAGAAAGTCTACAATGGCAAGGAATGCCTGCCATGAAAGACTGGGTAGCAGACACCATTGGAAAAATAAAACAACATACTCATAGAAGAATCCGTGTGAGATATCATCCTCGGTCAGCATTTCCGTTCAAGCAATCTGGGGTGGAGGTAGAAAGACCCGTGCTTATACCCGATACCTATGACAGTTTTGATATTTTTTACAATTATCATTGCGTGATCAACCATAACAGCGGACCAGCTATTCAAGCAGCCATAAATGGTGTTCCTATAATGTGTGATTCGTCTAGTCTAGCTGCAGATCTCAGCATCAAATGGTCAGAATTAGACAGTCCCTATGTGCCAGACAGAACTGAATGGTTTTTAAAACTATGTCACACCGAGTGGACCGTGGACGAAATACGTCAAGGCATACCAATTTCTAGATTATTCAGTTGACAACCAGAAATCAAGGCTGTATACTTGAATAATGTTACCATCAGAATTTGCCGAAGACATATTTGTTGAGTTTTATAAACTTGTTGCTCAACAAAAAATCTCCATACAAGGTCAAGATTTTTCACCCATCTCAAGTTTTCATGAAAAAATTATCAACAGCGGTGAGCTGACCAAAAATCAGGCGAATTTTCTCATAAAATTATTGGAAAAATACAAGATTGTATCTGCTCAGGCAGGTTTTGATTATAGGTCGCAACTACAAGATCTCAAATGGCGCAAGCCGTTTAGAGTGTTGGATCTCAGTAAAAAAATATATGTAGAACTGCGTGAAAACAAACTGGAAATTTGTCTAAAATTTCCGTATCAGCTGAAAAAAGAATTTGAAGATGAGATTGAACGTCGAGAAACTCTTTACGCTTACAGCTTTTGGGATCCCGATGATAAGGTAAGACGCTTAGATTTGTATCAGTATAACTTAATCACATTATATGAATTTGTCTGTAAGCATAATTTTGAAATTGACGATACTTTTATGAACGTGTTGTCGGATGTAGAAGAAATTTGGCAAAATTCTGAGGATGCTACACCTTACAGCGAAGTTGATATAAATGGCGTTCAATTGAAAAACGCCAGTGACGAAACAGCGGAGTGGTGGCAAAGTAATAAAACTAGTAACATCAGCAAAGATTTGTTATTAGCTAAAAGTATGGGGTTTTTATACCAAGAAAAACCACATACTTTAGTGGAAAAAATCGCAGCCAGCCAAGAAAACAGCTTCTGGTTGAAAACCAATCAAGATTTTTTTGAGTTATCTAAATCTTTTTCCGGACAAATATGTATATTGCTAGATCGAAGCAGCGCCACATTGCCGTGGCTGCAAAGTTTTGTAGCCGATGCTGAAAAAAGTGGAGTTGATCGTGAAGAAATCAAGGTGTGTTTTAGAGAAAACAAAGAATCCACTACTGGGCTGAATGACTGGATCAAGGTTGCAGGAGTTGGCGGCAAAGTCGAAACTGGTAGGATATTAATTTTTGAATCAAAGCCGGCTAAGTGGTTGTTTAAGACAAGCAATGATGTTACACTAGTAGTAACAAATAACATTTTCCCACCAACAAATACCATGGCACGGGATTGGTTTATGTGTCATCCCTGTGTGATATATCTTGGTGATACTAGACCAACAGAAACCAAAGGACAAAAAATTGTTGAACTGTAAGTTAACAATCAAAGACGAAGTAAACATCAAGGTAGAAGGGCTACGAGTTGAAACACGACGGAAAATTGTCAATAAATTAAAGTTCGATTTACCTTATGCCCGACACATGCCGGCCTATAAACTAGGACGTTGGGACGGAACTAAAACTTATTTTAACATTGGCGGCAGTGGATATCTTGCACACCTTGATGTGATTCTAGCAGTAATTGATGATGAAGGTTATGACATCGAAGTCGAAGATCTTAGACCGCATCAGGAATTAAAATTTGCTGCTATCGATGAAAATTACTGGGCCGACAAAGGCAAAGTCTGGCCCAAAGGACATCAACAGGCAGGAGAACCTATTGTTCTAAGAGACTATCAGTATGAGGTAATCAACAAGTTTTTAGAGAATCCTCAGGCCTTGCAAGAAGTAGCCACTGGTGCTGGAAAAACAATTACCACAGCAACTTTAAGCCATCTATGCGAACCTTATGGTCGCACAATGGTAGTTGTTCCTAATAAATCGTTGGTGGTTCAAACTGAAGAAGATTACAAGAACCTAGGCCTGGATGTTGGTGTTTACTTCGGAGATAGAAAAGAATTAGGTAAGACACATACCATATGCACCTGGCAAAGTTTGAATGTGTTAGACAAGAAAAGCTATGACAACGACACCATGACATTGGCAGAATTCTGTGAAGGAGTCTGCGCGATCATTGTTGACGAAGTGCATCAAGCCAAGGCAGAAGTATTGACCAAACTACTGACACAAAACTTTCGTAACTGTGCCATACGCTGGGGACTCACCGGAACTGTGCCTAAAGAACAGTGGGAGTTTCAAGGTATATTGGCCAGTATAGGTCCTGTGATAAATCAAGTATCTGCGTATGATTTACAGGAAAAAGGTGTGTTAGCACAATTGAATATCAATGTGTTACAGACCACAGATGTGCAGGTGTTTAATTCATTCCAGGACGAATACTCATTTCTTGTCACAGACGATAATCGGCTACAATGGATCGCCGGTAAGATCACTGCGTTATCTGCTACCGGTAATACTCTGGTGTTAATTAACAGAATCGATACAGGAAAAAAATTAATTGACTTAATACCAGAGGCAGTGTTTGTCAGCGGCGGTATGAAACTCGATGATCGCAAGGAAGAATATGATGAAATTAAAACAAGTGATGGCAAGATTATTTTGGCGACTTATGGTGTGGCCGCTGTGGGTATTAATATTCCACGTATTTTTAATTTGGTTCTTCTTGAACCCGGAAAGAGCTTTGTCCGTGTTATACAAAGCATTGGGCGAGGCATTAGAAAAGCAGAAGACAAAGATCACGTAGAGATCTGGGATATTACCAGCACCTGCAAATATGCCAAGCGGCACCTAACAGAAAGAAAAAAGTTTTATAAAGAGGCCAAATACCCCTTTACCATTACCAAGGTTAATATATGATACATCCTCTTGAACCTACTCAGTTTTCTGAAAACACATTTAACTGGGATTTTTACGATACTGATTTTTTCTTTAGCCCAGATGGCACACAAGAATTCCCTAATCACCATTGTAAAAAAACGTGGGTAGCTAGTCTTCCTTTTATTACAGAAAAAAGAAATGCTATAGATGTTGGTTGTAGAGACGGCGAATATACAAGATATCTTCACAAAGATTTTAATCATGTTTTTTGTTTTGATTATCGAAGAAGAAAATTATTTCATAAAAATGTTGACCTATCTAAAATTACACATTTTAAATGTGCGTTGGGTGAAGAACATAAAATTATAAAGGTAAGCGGTGGTGGAAGTATAACTGCTGGAAAAGTACCGCAAGAAAAGTGGTATGATGAACAGCTATACACTATAGATGAATTTAATTTTTCAGATATTGATTATATTAAAATTGATGTAGACGGATACGAATTAAATGTTTTACAAGGTGCAGTTAACACCATTAAAAAATACAATCCTCTGTTGGTTGTAGAACAAGAAAACAGTGATACTAGAGCAATTGATTTCTGTAAGATCAATTTTAACTATGACATTTTAGCATGGGATGCTGATCACCGAAACGTAATACTAGGAAAATTAAAATGAGAATACTCACACTAAACAATGAAGCATTTGATCTAAACGAATTGCCGGATCAAGTAGACGAAGATACAAGATTTTCGGTGCTGGATAATTCAAATCCACAGGATCCAGATTTTTATTTCATGCCTTTGATATTTTTAGAATCGTTTAATTCACCGGCTATAGTGCTGAACATAGGAGGCTATGAAGTGCAAATGCCTTTGGATTGGTGCATGGTAGTAGGTGACAAAGATTGTGGGCTTGATCCCGAAGTGTTACCGTTGACTAGTATCAATGAGCGTGGATTTGACGCACTAGTGTTTAATCCGATCAAAGGCTTTAGAGCAGAATATATGCCTATAGAAATTGTTAATATCTATCAGGATGTGCGTTGGTATTTTCCTAAGATGAAAAACGGACAATTATTAACTGTGCCGCTCAGCGAGGAGGTCAATCCACCTTGCGTGTTCTTTGTCAAAGAAGTTTCAAGACAAAGCGAAGTTTTGCAATTACATAAATTGATCTGATTAAATACACACATTAAGGAGATAGCATGAAAGCAGGAAAAGTATGGGGACAGACAGAATTGTTAGAAGCCAACGGTGTATTAGAATTTCATCGTATTGAAGCCAACGCCGGTGGAGTATGTTCTAAGCATAAACACAAATACAAGTGGAATGGATTCTTTGTCGAGTCCGGTGAAATGATTATTCGTGTATGGAAAGGCAATTATGATCTCGTAGACGAAACTTTGTTAAAGGCAGGCGAATATACAAAGGTTGCTCCGGGCGAATATCATCAATTTGAAGCAGTCACAGACTGTGTAGCATTTGAATTATATTGGGCAGAATTTGATCACGATGACATTGAGCGTGAAACTGTGGGGTATTCAAAATGACAAAACAGTGGTTAGGCAGTGGCGGGCTCTGGGAAACAGAATTATATCAAAGCCACAAGAAAGAAAATTTTGAAATTCTAGATAAATTCTTAGGCAGCGCACCAATGAAGATTTTAGATATTGGCTGCGGGCTTGCTTGGGAATCGAGAATGTTCAATGAAAAATATAATTCCGAGCTGTGGTTGTTAGACGGCGATACTAAAGATAACGACTCTAAATCTCCCGAAGCATCAACTGGAAAATATAATAAGACAGCTAACGATTTCTTATTCTATCATCCATTGTCAGAGGTAGACGCAGAATTAAAAAAATTAGGCACTAAAAAATATCATTTAATTGATTGCAATAATATTAATATTCCAGAAGATGTTAAATTTGATTTGATTACGTCGTGGGTGTCTTGTGGTTTTCACTATCCTGTAAACACTTATAAAGATTTGATATTAAAACATTCACATGCAAATACGAGAATTATAATGGATTTGCGAGTGATATACAAAAAGACTAATATGCCCGAGCAAGAAGACGGCGTAGAAATTGTTAATGTGATTAATCAACGAAACAAATATATAATGGCTGAGGTAAAACTATCATGATATCAATAGTAATGGCATATTATAATCGATTAGAATTATTAAGACATACTCTAAAAACATTTATTCAAAGTCGGGAAAAAGACTTTGAAGTAATAATTGTAGATGATTTTAGCAATTTAGAAAACAGTTTAGATACTGTTCCTAGTGAATTTCCGTCGCTGAATATTAAAATAATTAAAATGTCAGATCGAGGATCTAAGACTTGGTTTAATCCCTGTGTGCCGTATAATGTTGGATTCCGTGAAAGTTCTGGTGACAAAATTATTATTCAAAATCCAGAGTGCTGTCATCAAGGCGATGTAATCTCATATGTGAATCAAACATTAACTGATGACAATTATCTAACCTTTCATTGCTGGGCATGTAACAAAGGCGATGTAAGAATTCTACATCAAGGCGGTACAATAGATGTAGGCGGAACAAAATCTAGTAAAACAAAATGGGTTAATCATAGTGTTCACCATCCAGTGGGATATCACTATACCTCGGCAATTACTAGGAAGAACTTGTGTGAATTAAATGGTTTTGACGAAGAATTTGCTTTCGGTCATAGTTATGATGACGACGAATTTTTACAAAGAATTAAAAATAAAAAATTAAATGTAACGTTTGTTGAAGCACCGTATGTTATACATCAATGGCACCCTAAAATGTATAATAACCCGCTGGCGCCGCCAGCAACTGTTAATAATCAACAATTACTTGCCAAATTGCAAGCATCTGTTCCCCCCACTATTAGAGCTAATAATAAGGACAATATTAAATGAAACACAATATAAACGGAAAACGAGCTTCATCGAACGACGAGCTAATGAGATATCTACACTCCGTTGTTAAAGAAGGAGATTCTATTTTAGATCTCGGATGCGGTCCGAAATTATATTCAGATCCATTTAAAGACAGATGTAGCAAAATTATCACAATTGATGCATGGGAGTCAGTGAATCCAGATTTTGTAGCAGACCTAGAAACTGTTGATCTAAACACCTTATTAGGCGGTGAGAAATTTGATTATGTTTTAATGATAGATTTTATCGAACACCTTGATAAAGATGCAGGCATTCGTCTTTTAGATTCTGTGAAAACTCTTACCACTAAAAAAATTGTATTATTGACTCCGTTAGAAGAAATTTGGGATGATAATCATAAAAATGTAAATGATCCAAGATTATGGTGCTATGGTAATACTTTTGACATACATAAAAGTCTTTGGCATAAAGAAGATTTTACAGACTGGACACCATTAGACTTACCTAGTCTTTGCCATTATTTTGTTGGGGTATTTCCAAATGACTAAGGTTCTAACAATTTTAGGAACAAGACCTGAGATTATAAGACTATCTAGAATTATTCCTAAACTTGATAACATTGTTGATCATAAAATATTGCATACCGGTCAAAATTATGATAAAAATTTAAATGATGTATTCTTCAAAGAATTGAGTTTAAGAAACCCAGATTATGTAATTGACAATAAATCTGTATCCTTTGCAGAACAAATTGGTAATACATTTGTAGGTGTTGAAAAATTTGTAAACGAATTTAAGCCTGATAAAGTTTTGATATTGGGCGACACCAATTCAGGCCTAGCAGCAATTATATGTGAAAGATTAGGCATTCCGGTCTATCATATGGAAGCTGGCAATCGTTGTTATGATCTTAAAGTTCCTGAAGAAAAGAATAGAAAAATTATTGATGCCGTGTCTAGTATAAATTTACCTTATACTGAGTTAAGCCGTCAAAATTTATTGCGTGAAGGTGCTGCAAACAACAAAGTATTTGTCACGGGGAATCCAATTAAAGAAGTAATAGATTTTTATGCAAATGAAATAGACAGTTCTCCTATATTATCAGCACTTAATCTTGAAAAAAATAACTACATTATAGCCACAGCGCATCGAGCAGAAAATGTTGATGTTAACGATCGGTTGATTAATATTTTTGAAAGTTTTGAAGAAATATCTAAAGAATATAAGATAGTGTTTAGTTGTCATCCTAGAACCAAACAAAAATTAGCAAAGTTTAATATTTTAGTTGATAATCCAAACATTATAATAACGGAACCTTTGGGGTTTTTTGATTTTGTCAACTTAGAAAAAAATGCACATATGGCAATTAGCGATTCAGGAACGGTTCAAGAAGAAATGTGTTTATTCGGTATACCAACAATTACCATTAGAGATACAACAGAAAGACCAGAAACAGTTTGGTGCGGCTCTAACGTAATTAGCGGCTTGGATAAAGAAAATATTGTTGCCTGCTTTAACAGAATGAAGTCAGCTGACAGGAACTGGAAAATACCTGAAGAGTACAATCAAAATAATGTATCAGACGTAGTTGTTAACATACTACTGTCGAACTAAGGACAATTGATGAAAAAGAAATATGTAGAATTTGACAAATTTGATCTAGAAGATCTTTCTAACGAATTTCAATCTAAGCAACCGTTTAACTATATTGCTATAGATGATTTTTTTACAGAAAAAGTTATTAATGAAACACTAACTGACTTCAACAATGAAAATTTTGAAAGTTGGGACAAGCGTAATCACGATAAGATTCAAATTAAATGGCGTAGTGATTGGAAAGACGATAGTGATGTTCCTGCTAACACATTGGATTTAATTAATTTTTTAAATGGTGGAACATTTTTAAGATTCTTATCTAAGCTAACTGGAATTAATGGGCTTATTCCTGATCCCTATCTAACAGGCGGCGGATTTAACCAGATCAATACAGGCGGCACACTAGCAGTACACGCAGACGGCAACTGGCACGATCTAATGGGAGTACACAGAAGATTAAATGTTATCCTATACTTAAACGATAATTGGCAAGAAGAATGGGGAGGCCATTTAGAAATGTGGTCTAGAACCCCCGACAACAAACCAGGAGTATGCGTTGATAAAATTAGTCCATTACTTAACAGACTGGTTGTATTTAGAACTGACGATTTTAGTTTTCACGGTCATCCTACTCCGTTAAAATGCCCCGAAGATAGAAGTCGTAGATCATTAATTTTGTATTACTATACAAATACAAGACCTGCAGAGGAAGTGGAATCTTTGGATAACAAACATAGAGCATTATTCCACAACCCAGATGACATCGGAGTAAAATATGAATGATAGTATTTTTGACAACGCACGAATTTTAATTACAGGCGGCACTGGCTCGTGGGGGCAAACACTGACTCGATTAATGCTTGAAAAACACAACCCTAAAGAAATTATTATTTTTTCAAGAGGTGAACTTCAGCAGGTATTAATGCAACGTAAGTTTAAAAATCTCAATATCAAATACATCATAGGAGATGTTAGAGACTACGAAGCAGTTAAGTTTGCTACTAAGAATGTTGATTATATTTTTCACATGGCTGCTCTTAAACACGTACCTATCTGCGAAGATCAACCTCAGGAAGCTATTAAAACAAATGTAATAGGTACAACAAATGTTGTTAATGCTGCGATTGAAAATCGTGTTAAAAAAGTCATCGATGTATCCACCGACAAGGCAGTTGAGCCATTGAACTTATACGGAATGACTAAAGCTGTGGGTGAAAAGTTGATTATTCAAGCCAACGATCTAACCGATCATACTAGATTTGTCTGTGTACGTGGAGGCAATGTTATGGGATCTAATGGCAGTGTTATTCCATACTTTATAGAACAGATCCGTAACGGTGGACCGGTTACTATCACTGATCTAAGAATGACTCGATTCTTCTTAACACTCGAAGAAGCTATTGGTTTACTATTTAAAGCTGCCGAAGAAAGTATAGGTGGTGAAACATTTGTAATGAATATGCCAGCGGCATACATCAAAGATATCGCAGACATTTTGATAGATGTCTACGGCGATGCAGAAATTACAGAGATGGGGAGTAAACCCGGTGAAAAATTAGATGAGATGCTGATATCAAAACACGAAGCAGTAATGTCATACAAATATGACGATGCATATTTTGTGATACTACCATTTAATCCTAAACAAACATTAATAGACAAGTATAGCAGCTTAGAGAAGTTTTCAGAAGAAGAGTTTAGTTCTAAAACATTTATTATGCAACGCAATGCCATTAAAGAAATGCTTAAGAAAGGCAATTTTATATGAAAATCTTAGTAGTTGGCAGTAACGGTATGGCCGGTCATGTTATCACTCGATATCTCAAACAACAAGGCCACGATGTAAGCACACTGGCAAGATCTAATGCAGATCTTATTATAGATGTTGAGAATTTTGCAGAAATACAACGCCTCGGTGAAGTTACAAATATTTTTGACTTTGTGATCAATTGTGTGGGATTGTTAGTTAAAGATAGTAACGATCGTCCGGATCGTGCTGCATTGATCAATGGTTGGTTTCCACACTTTTTAGAACATACCTTTTTAAAAAGCAAAACACGAGTGGTTCACTTATCAACTGATTGTGTGTTTGATGGCAAGAAAGGAAACTATGTTGAATTAGATACACACACCGAAACTAACTTGTATGGCAAGTCGAAATCTCTAGGTGAAATTAACAACGATAAAGACGTTACTTTTAGAATGAGTATCATCGGACCTGAAATAAAATCAAATGGCACAGGACTCTTTAATTGGATTGTCAATAATTCTGCAAGTGAATTGCAAGGATGGAACAATGCTTGGTGGAACGGCATCACTACCTTACAGTTGGCAAAATGCATTGATCAATACATGCAAACTCCGGTAATTACGGGAGTGTATCATCTTGTTAACAATGATAATAAGATTAACAAATATGACTTGTTGTGTAAAATAAACGATATATTTGCTCTTAACAAAACCATTATACAAACACAAGGTCCAAAGCCCGTAAACAAAATCTTAATTGACACACGTAAATTATTAGAGTTTAATATTTCCGATTACGATCAAATGCTTATTGAATTAAAAAATCTATGATTCTTCCTTCTTTGAATATACCGGCTCGATTAACGGGTAACTTTTTTTATTTTGCGGCAGATTCAAAATATTTTGATCTATATGGTAAAGCACTGGCCTTAAGTTTACTACAACATGCGCCGTGGGCAAAAGTTCATGTTCACTTGTATAATCCAACAGACAAACAACTAGAATGGTGTTCTCAAAAAAATATAAGTTACACCAACGAATTACTAGATGTTGATGATAAAGAATTTAATACCCTATGTGCCTGCATTCGATTTATACGAATTCCGGAAATATTTGATCCAGCTGCAAAAATTATAAGTTTTGATTGTGATGTGATTGCCAATAAAACAATTCCATTAATTAAATTTTTAGAGGCAACTAACATTAGTAAAATTACTATTAGAAAAGGTGGCAAATCGTTAGCCAGTGCAATATCGTTTGGAGATGATGATTTTAGAAATACTTATAGCACTAGATTACAAGAAAGTTTCAAACAAGGAAACATTTATTGGTTTTTAGATCAAGATATATTAGATGCTATGATGATAGAAAAATCAATACCTCGATTAAGTTCTGAATGGACCGGTACAAAAATGACCCCCGAACGAATGATATGGACTGCTAAAGGATCTAGAAAACATGAAAACGAACAGTATGTAAACTTATTAAATTTTTATAATTCGCAGGTATAAAAAGGTTAGCAGGGTTCGAAATTTGTGTTAAAATTTATAGATTAGGAAATAAAATGGGAAAATTAACACCAAGTGCTACATATATCTACGAACGCAACGGCGAAGAAATCTATGCCAGAGAAGTTGGTAAATTAGAACGAACGATGATTGGAAAATATATCGACCCATTTAACGAAAATATAACCATCAATTATGAGTTAGAAAATACTTGGAAAGATATTTTAAGAGAATCTCGGACGAATCCCACTTTACAAGAAGCCCTAGAACGTGTTAAAATATTGTATCACTTGAGCAAAGACCATGGCCAAAAATAAACACGTAGATCTATTCAAAGATATCATACCCTGTGTTGATCAGGGAATCAAAGAACTCTGGGACGCTGCCACAGAAGAAGGCCGAAAAGAAATCAAAGGAGATCTGTGGAATCTCAACAGATATATCAGCAGTGTATCGGGCTCTGATAGAGAAATACAAGAACACTATCTGCTCACTGTAAATCAATACTACAACAAAAACTGGGCCAACATTAGCCAACACCCTAAACTGCAATGGCTGACATTAGTGGCTTGCAGTCACGAATCTAAAGCCAAACAGTTTCATGAATGGATTCCTCTGAAAAAAGAAAAGAACAGGAAAGAAGAATTTCTTGCCACGATATTTCCAACTATGAAAAGGGCAGACATTGCTACACTTGCAGCCATCACTACAGATCGAGAAATCAAAGACTATTGTCAAACCCTTGGATGGGACAAAAAAGAAGTCAATGCAATTAAATTTTAAGTGCGAACATTGCAATAAATTATTTGCCAAAGAAAAAACTTTGGTAGTGCATATTTGTGAACAAAAGCGTCGCCATCTTAGCCGCAATGAAAAACATGTGCTAATGGGATTGTTGACATTCCAAAGATTCTATCAGCTCACACAAAAAGCACAACAGCCCAAGACCTTTGAAGAGTTTGCCACTTCTAGTTTCTATACAGCCTTTGTGAAATTTGGCAGTTTCTTGGTTAATACAGCGCCTATATATCCTGAGCGATTTGTAGACTACGTGGTCAAGAGCGGAGTTAAACTAGATCATTGGTGCAGAGATGAATTGTATCAAAGCTATATCGCAGATTTAATCAAAGTAGAGCCTGCTGATGGTGCCATACAACGCAGTATCATGACCATGATGTCATGGGCGGAATCAAACTCTGCAGCATGGGAACATTATTTTGCCTATGTAAATCTAAACAGAGCCACTCATGATATCAAAGAAGGATTAGTAAGTCCTTGGATGATATTGAATACTCGATCAGGCAAAGAAATGTTGACCCGCATGAACGATGAACAATTAGAAATCATCGGGCCTATGATAGATCCTCAGTTTTGGTTGCGTAGATTTAAAGCTCTGCCAGCAGATCATGAATTAGTAAAAGATGTCATCAAGGAGGCCAAAATACTGTGACTGAAGAAAACAAACAAGAATTAATTTCTAGTGATGACATAGATATAGAAGTAATGACTACAGAAGAAGATAGTGAACACTGTGTATATGTTAAATTTTCAAACTTTGCAGATGAAGAATCTGCAGAAGAATATGCAGCATTTTTAGCAGAGACACTTCCGTTGTTGCTATTCGAAACAACAAGGATGCAGTAATGTCAAGACAACTCATAGACGGAACCACAGTTCAAGAATACAATACGGCAGTAGAATTAACAATTACAACTAAATGCCCAGAGAAATGGTTGTTGGTTGATAGAGAGACTGGCGAGATATATACTCCTTACACCACACCCGGGCCTAGACAGTGGAAGAAGATAGACTATGCTACATGGACTCCACCCGCAGAGATCAAAAACAATGCCTGATATCGACATAGACTTTGTAGACAGAGCCCATGCTCTAAAGTTATTCAAGCATGTGCCAGCCAGCCGTGTTGACAACGAAACTCTGACCAAACACAACACCGGTGTGTATTTACATAGTGTTCCAATGAATGCTGAGAAAGCTGTGTGCAGTATACCATACGATCATGCAGCAGCCGAAGAATATTTCAAGATTGATTTTTTAAATGTTGGCATTTACAAAGGTGTTCGAGATGAGGCGCACCTTATTCAACTCATGGAGACTGAGCCATTATGGGATCTACTACAAGACGAAGAGTTTATCCAGAATCTGTTTCATGTGAACGGTCATGGATCTATACTAAGAAAGATGGAACCAAAATCTATCGAACAACTAGCAGCCGTTTTAGCGATGATCCGACCAGCGAAACGTTATCTGATTGGGAAAGAATGGACCACGGTGATGACGGAAGTTTGGACGAAACCCGACAATGAAGAATATTTCTTCAAACAATCGCATGCCACTGCCTATGCTGTAGCTATTGTGGTGCAGATGAATTTGATCTGTGAGCAGATCAGTTACGGGTATAGTTAATGTTTTTTCAAGATGTAGAATTAATTTCTAGACCAAACGGTAGAGAAAAAGTAATTTTTCAATGTGATGAGAATTATTTTATAAATTATGGAATTTATAATTTATTTTCTTGCGACAATCACGGTCACGACGTTCATTTACATTTAATAAATCCTTCCGATTTACTACTTGAGCAAATTAAAAATTTAAAATTATCAATCGATCTTTCAATTAGTAAAGAGAAGTTAACAACTACAAATATTAATTTTTATAAACTAAAAAGTTATTATTTTTGTTCGAGATATTTTATTTCTAATCTATTGTTCGAACAAAATTTAATTTCTAAAGCATACATAGTAGACGCAGATATTATTTTTAATGAAAGAATAAATTTTGACAATAGCGTAGAGTTGGGTATTCTATATTATCCACAGTATGATACTTTGTGGAAGAAAACCGGAGCTAATTTTCTTTATGTTACTGACAAAAGAAAAAACTTTATAAAAAATATTGTAAATTTATACAACGAAAAAATTCAACATATTCCGTTTGAAACTATTACCGAAAATATGGAAAAACTGCAAAGAGCGAATATGTATGGATTAGATCAGGTCTGCATGTCGGAACTAATAACTCAAGAACACGATTTTTTTAATTTGTGCAATTTAGAAAATTTTGTAACTAAAAAGCAAGATTCTAAGATTTGGTCTCTAACAGGTCCTTGGAAAAAGAATCCCGATATAAAAAAATTATTAGAAAAACAAGTTAACCGATCTTTCTAACTAGAGTAATCGACTTACGCTTGATTCGTTTGACAATAATGTCATTTAAACTAGTGCAGGGACCGTGCATGAGTTTGACATCTTTAGTTGAAAAATTTCTAATTACGTATCGAAATTCAATGATTTCTCTGGCCAAGAAAATGTTGATAGGAATTTGCCTGTTCGACTCCCACCACCAGGCTTCGCCTAGTTCTAGAAATCGCTGTTTTTCCTCGTCTGTTTTTATCATAGAATAGTCATACATACTAGTGACTTGAGCATCTTGGTTAATAATGATGCCCACATATTCATGGTTAACATGCACTATAACACTGATAAAGGGAAAATTTTCTTGTAGGTTAGTTGTTATTCTCATTCGATAAATACTGCTAAAGGTCCGTTAGTGTATGCAATTTAATCCTGTTTATTTATATGTCAACAAACTCGATGTATTTACCACCCCGGCGGACACTTGGTCAACTGAGAGGTATCGCAGAGTGTATAACAGAAATCTAAAAATATTTCGAGGTGTTGATAATCGCATTGACATCCAAGTTCGTAATAGTGATCAAAAGGCCAGCAACATTGCGGGCAGCACTTTGGTATTTAATCTCGTCAGTCAAGACACTAAAGATTTAGTGCTACAAAAAGACTTCACTGCTATGGATCTTGCTACCGGCAAGGTCACTGTGATTGTTACTGCCGACGAACTGCTGGATCTTAATACAGGATTCTATAACTACAGCATAGTCAAAGAAGTTCGATCTACAGTAGACAGCACAGACTATATAGTAAATTCTAAAATGCCTTTATATATGGACAGCCAATATGATACTATAGGCACCTTAGAAATCACTGGCGATGTATACGGCGGGGTAGCAGACAGTGTAATAGTAGACACATTTAATTATACCAATCCTTTCACTCAAGGTGCCACTGATCCTCAACCATTTTACACCAGTGCTATTATAGATGCTCGTCCTAAAACATCGCCAGCCTATCCTATTCACACATTTCAATTTTACTCTACTAATTACAAAGGCACAGTAGAGATACAGGCCAGTTTAGACGATCAAGGAGCCACACCAAGAGAGACTAAATGGATCACAGTGTCTACCGTGGATCTTGATACCGAACAGTATAAAAACGTCACAGGCAAGTATAATTGGTTTAGAATCAAACACACTCCAGGCGAAATTTCCAGCGTCGCAAGATTTACCATAGCTCAAACTCTTCTACTAACATATAATGTTACTATTGGTGAGATTGGCAAAGGTTATGATGTAGGTGATATTATTGTCATCACAGGTAATAAATTGGGTGGAGAATTGGGAACCAATGATCTCACTATCACGGTTTCTGCTGTTAATGCAGACGGCGGCATTACTGGATTTACATATACCGGCCTTTCATATAATGGAGTCAAAACATTTGTGTTAAATGACTCTAATATTCCTGTTGGAACCATTGACAAGATACTGTATAGATAGTATACTTGTAGTATGACTCTTGTCGTTGATAAATTTCGAACACTGCTCCCACCTCGTGCTAAATCGAGCCCATCAGGATGGACATCATTCAATGCACCCTGCTGTCAACATCGAGGGCATAGTCCTGATACTCGCAAACGTGCCGGCATAAGATTTGACGGTGATGGTGTAATCTATAACTGTTTCAATTGCAAATTTACCACAGGGTGGCAACCTGGTAGCACCATAGGCGAAAAGATGAAAACGCTGTGCAGATGGTTAGGCGCCAGCGAAGACACTATTAAAGAACTAGTGTTCGAAGCCATGAGAACAGAAGGCGATGATTACCGCCCAGAACACCAGGAAATCAAGCTAGAATTCACAGACAAACAATTACCAGAGGGTGCAATGCCTTTGTTAGAATGGCTAGATGCTAAATTAACTACTGAAGAAGAGCAAAAGTTAGTAGAAGTTGTTGAATATGTAGTTAGTAGAGGATACGATCCCACTAGCGAAAACTTCTACTGGAGTCCCGCACCAGGATATGTTGATAGAGTAATTATTCCCTTTAGGTGGCAAGGACGTATTGTAGGTAATACTGCAAGAAAAGTAACTGCCGGAAAACCTAAATATCTATCAGATCAGCATCCTCATTTTGTTTTCAATTTTGATCAACAAAAAGAAAATCAGAAGTATATATTTGTGTGTGAAGGCCCGTTTGATGCCTTGGCCATTGACGGTGTAGCCCTTCTTACCAACGAGATTGCCGAACAACAAAGTAGAATAATTAACAGTCTAGGTGCAGAAGTTATTGTGATCCCAGACCAAGATCGAGCAGGATTGGTGTTGTATGATCGTGCAGCAGAACTTGGTTGGTCAGTGGCTATACCAAATTGGGATGCCGATGTCAAAGATGTAGCAGATGCAGTATATCGTTATGGGAAGTTATTTGTGCTTGTAGATGCAATAAAAACAGCACAACAAGGACAGATTAAAATTAACATGGCCAAGAAACAACAAGAACATAAATTAGAAAGGTTAGAAAATGTTTAAAAAAATTATAGATTTTCTGCTCTACCCTTGGAACAGATATCAAGAACACCGAAGATTCAAACGTAGATTAAAAGAGCTACGTAAACGTGATCCTTTTATCTACAAATGATTACCTGGGGAATTTCTGCCGCTAGTCACAACGCTGCATTAGCAGTGTTTGAAGACGACAAATTGATTTTCGCTAGTGAAAGCGAAAGATTCAGCGGAATAAAAAACGATGCCGATCTAGATCAAAAACTAGTAGATCATGCACGAACGTTTGGCGAGCCTGATCTTGTGTGTTGGTATGAACGTCCTTGGTTAAAAACCCTAAGACAGCTCACTGCCGGGCAAGGATGGCAGAATAATAATGTAAAAGATTATCTTAGAAAGTTTAACATTCGAGCACCAATCAAAACTTTTGGACATCATCAAACACATGCCGCCGCAGGATATTATACCAGCGAATTTGACAATGCCTGTGTGCTAGTAATCGATGCCATTGGTGAATTTGAATGCCTAACACAATGGGATGCTGTTGGTAATAACTTACATAAACGGTATAGTCTAGAATATCCAAATAGTCTAGGATTGTTTTATTCCGCAATGACACAACGCTGCGGACTAAAACCCAACGAAGAAGAATATATCTTAATGGGCATGGCAGCATTGGGAAATCCAAAAAGATTTCTCAGAGATCTACTAGATGATTTTGTTAGTTTACCCAATGACGATTATGAGCATGTTTACAGGATCAAACAAAATCTACATCGTGGATGCACATGGTGGCGACCTGAATTAACAACACAGCAAGATTTTTACGATATAGCAGCAGCCACACAAGCTGTGTATGAAATGGCATTTGAGAGAGCGTTGCAGCAGGCCGTAAGATCTAGTTCAAGTAGAAATCTAGTGTTGATGGGCGGTTGCGCTCTAAACTGTGCAGCTAATCCCATAGCCTACAAATATTTTGATCGAGTTTGGATCATGCCTGCACCCGGCGACAGTGGCAGCAGTATTGGTGCAGTATTGGCACATAAGAAAAAACACATAGAATGGACTGGTCCGTATTTGGGATATGACATGGGGTATATCTCCAGCAACGAAGATATCGTGACACATTTACTCGAATACAAGATGTGTGGTCTTGCTCGAGGCCCTGCAGAGTTTGGGCCCAGAGCGTTGGGTAACCGCAGTTTGATAGCCGATCCACGTGGTTCGGAAATCAAGGTCGCAATTAACCAGATAAAGCATCGTGAGCAGTTCAGACCCTTCGCTCCTGCAATATTAGAAGAATTCGCAAATCAGTACTTTAAAATGCCAACAGAATCAACGACTTACATGCAATATATTTCGCCTTGTTTGAAATCTGAGTCTTTTCCGGCCATAGTGCATCTAGACAATACCAGCCGTGTGCAGACGGTTAATAAGACTGATAATCCTCAGTTCCGCGCCTTGTTAGAGCTTTGGTATGCAAAGACTGGTTGTCCTATGTTGTTGAATACCAGCCTAAACATCAAAGGCAAGCCTATGGTTAATGATGCTGCTGATGCAGAAAGCTGGACCCAACTGCATGGTTTACCTGTGTTCAACTAGAGTGTATAATATAATATATGATAAAAACATACGATTACGAAGTGCAAAAATTATATCTTGAACTCATGCTGGCAGATGCAGAAGTATTTGTTCGATGTCAAGGTATTTTTGATCACAGCCTGTTTGATCGCAAACTACAAGATGCAGCAGAATTCATAAATGAATATGCCAAGGGCTATAATGTATTGCCAGACTATGAAATGGTCAATGCCACCTGTAGAACTGAACTTAAACGACCCGACGATCTCAAAGATGGTCATATGGATTGGTTCATGGACGAATTCGAAAAGTTCACTCAACACAAGGCATTAGAACGTGCTATTATTGAAAGTGCTGATTTATTAGAAAAACATGACTACGGAGCAGTAGAAGTATTGATCAAAGAAGCTGTGCAGATTGGTCTTGCTCGAGACATGGGCACAGACTATTTTGCTGATCCCCGTGGAAGATTGATGGGCATCAAAGACAAAAACGGTCAAGTGAGCACAGGATGGCCCTGTATGGATCGTAAACTGTTTGGCGGAATGAATCGAGGAGAGTTGAACATCTTTGCAGGCGGGTCAGGTGCAGGTAAATCCTTATTCTTGGCTAATCTAGGCGTGAACTGGGCATTGGCAGGATTAAATGTGGTATACCTAACTCTTGAACTTTCAGAAGCACTAGTTAGTATGCGTATTGATGCAATGATCACCGGAACGTCAACCAAGGATATTTTCAAAGAGCTAGATGATGTTGAAATGAAAGTTAAAATGATTGGCAAGAAGTCAGGTATGTTGCAGATCAAATACATGCCTAGCGGCAAGACTGCCAACGACATTCGTGCATATTTGAAAGAATATGAAATCAAAGTAGGCAAGAAAGTCGATGTGCTGTTGGTTGATTATTTGGACTTGTTGATGCCAGTGAGCAAGAAAATTAGTCCAGCAGACTTGTTTATCAAAGACAAGTATGTGTCAGAAGAACTTCGTAACCTAGCAGTAGAAAAGAACTGTGTATTTGTCACCGCGGCACAGTTGAATCGAGGCGCTGTTGAAGAAGTTGAATTTGATCACAGTCACATTTCAGGCGGTTTGTCAAAGATTCAAACTGCGGATAACGTGTTTGGTATCTTTACAAGCCGTGCCATGCGTGAGCGTGGTCGTTATCAAATACAGTTAATGAAGACACGCTCATCGAGTGGCGTGGGCATGAAGATTGATCTAGAGTTTAATCTTGAAAGTCTGCGAATCAGTGATCTTCCAGAAGATGAACAAGAAAGTCACAACGGCGCAGGACGCGGTGGATCCAGCATTATTGAACAGATCAAACGCAAGACCGAACTTACTTCACGTGAAGAGCCCGGTGACAGCAAACCTAGTTGGGAACGTGCTGAACCCAAAGACGGATTCAGCCTAGATAAACCCAAGGTGCGAGCACAGGTAGAAAGCACCAAACTACGTGAAATATTAAACAGCATGAACACAGATGAAGAGTAGTAGGTTTGAACTTTATCATTGGCACACACGCAACGGTAAAGATATAATAGAAGTAGACTGGCCCAAAGTACATAAAACTGTAGGAGTAGATCTAATAAATTGGATCAATAAACAGCCCAAAGAAAAATGTCAGTTAGTTGTAGATAAACTCAACGACGATTTCAAGCTCGTAGCAGAATTCTACGATCAGCAAACACTATTAGCTTATCACTTAATGTGGGCTAAATAATGGATGCGAGCAAAAGAGTTTATCAATGAGACTACAAAACCCTTACGTAAAAGTGCTAAGGCTAGTATCAGCAGTCTCCGTAAAAACACATATCTAGACAACAATAATAATCCCTATCTAGCCTATAGAATGGGTGTGGCTATGGCTGGCAGTCCAGGATCCACGATGGATCAGGAAGGTCCTCTAGGCAGTAACTTTATCACGGTGGACTATTCAGAAGGCGACGCAGCAATTCGACGCAGCGCCGAAAAACTAATGGGTGCACCTAGTCAAGAAGTCACTGGTAAAGGCTCAGAAGAAACAAACAATGTTAATACACAGAGCACAGTAGCTGTGGTTAAACGTAATCGCTACGGAGTTTGATATGCGACTGCGAGAATTTTCCCAAACAGATTTTGTCACGGTAAACTCAGAGCTGAATCCCAAGCTATGGCAAGGCGGGAGACTGGACGGTGAAGTTCGTCTTAAACTCTTGCAGATTGCTCGTGCATTTGTGGATTTTGTGGGTGTAGATCTAGATGTCAAAGACTACACCATAACTGGATCAAATGCCAATTATACCTGGAGCAAATACAGCGACCTTGATCTACATGTGATCATTGAAGGTGAAGTCTCAGATGCACAAAGAGAGCTGTTTTCAGCAAAAAAGGCACTGTGGGCAGAATACCATGATATCACTGTCAAAGGCCTGCCTGTGGAATGTTATGTGCAAGGTGAATCAGAAACACATCACAGCACAGGTGTCTACAGCGTGGTCAATAACACATGGATTCTCAAGCCTCAGAAGACAGAACCTGATCTAGACGATCAAGCAGTGGAAGCTAAAAAAGACAGCATGCTCTCGCAGATAGAACAGGCTCTGCTGTCAAAAGATCTCGACAAGCTGAGAACCGTCAAAGACAAGATTACTACCATGCGCCGAGCTGGGCTTGATCGTGCTGGGGAATACTCGGTGGAAAATGTGGTGTTTAAGATCCTGCGCAATCTAGGACTGATAGATCAAATCACAGACAAGATCCGTGAATTGGAAGATCAAGAACTCAGTTTAGAACAGCAGACTAATATACTCGACTAAATATCCCTGCGTGTGAGGCGATCTGAGCTAGGCCTAAATCAACCCAAAGGAGATTTAGATGGCCAGAATCAAAAAGCAGGAAGCAGCCCCTGTAGAAAACAAAACGGATCACGACACGATTCGTGAGCTGCAAGAAGAACTAAAATTCCTACGTATAGAGCGCGAAAGCCGTTCTCAGGATCCTGATCAGATCCGCAGACAGCAAGAACTGGTTGCTCGTAATACTCGACGTGCCTGGGATTCAGAAGCTCTGGTACAGTTCAATGTAGCCCAGGTACAAGTAGCACGATCGATTGTCGAAGAAAATGTTACTGATGCTATGCAGAGCTATACCATCAATGCTGGCGGCAATCGTGAGCTGATTATGCGTACCACAGACGATGTCTATCGTAATCGCATGATGATGTTGACACAGCTACAACCACAGAATCCACAACAGGCATTGTTCCAGGATTCGATGATTACCAAAACTAAACTGGATTATCTACATCATCGTAATCATGTCAATCAAGAAATGGTAGAGATCATCAAAGAAATGGCAGCAGCTATCCGTGCTATTGGAGATGTGTCAGAGCGTTTCTATGCTGTCAACGAGCTGATGGTAGAACACTGTGATGACATCAGCAACGAGAATGCAGTCTGGTTTGATGGCGAACTAGATCGCACGATGAAGGCATCTACCGCAGACGGTAATGCAGAGCGTGTAACCGCATCGGAAACTGAAACCGATATTCTACTCAAAGCAGCAGAAATCAACAAGTTAGAAATCCGTGCTCTAGCAGGACTAGCAGACAGCCTAGGTGATCATCTACAAGAATGCCAGGATCACGGCAATGAACTCCGAGACGAAGTTATTAATCTCAGAGAAAAAGTAGACGGTACACAGAAGCGCATTGCTAATCGTATCGCTCCCGGGAAATGAT